TGGTACGAAACGACCGCGAATTCTCGCTAGTGGGTGAATGTGCCGATTGCTTGACAGCATGCCTGACACCATGAGCCAGCTCGCCCTGCTTGACGAATTCAGCCCCGCCGAAGTGGCTGCCGCAGTGAGCGTGCGTGAGGCTGAACTGGCCGCGCTGGGACCGAGCCGATCGCTGCGCATGCGTCACCAAGCCAAGACCCGCCGCGTCGACAGCGACGAAAAGCTGGCGGCCCTGGTCCCGGCAAAAATTGACCCAGGTGACTCCTGGCACATCCTCAGCAATGGCGACATCGATGTGCTGAGCATCCTGCGCCACCTGCTCACGGGCGTCACCCACTTCGACAGCGTGCTGGTCACCACATGGCGCATCAACAAGGAAGACCTCGAGCAGATAGACGCATGGCTCGATGCTGGCCGCATCGAAGAATTTCACCTACTGATCGACCAACGCTTTGGCCGTCTTGCACCCGATGAATACCAGATGGCCAAGCGCATGGCGGCCGACTATTGCGGCAGCGTCACCACCTGCCTCAACCACAGCAAAGTGACTTTGTGCAGCAATGCCGCCGCCAATGCGTGGCTGGTGGTTGAGTCCAGCGCCAACGTCAACACCAACCGCCGCCTTGAGCAATCCGCTGTGCACAACAGCCAACCACTTTTCGATTTTTACAAAGAGGCCTTCGATGGCATCCGCAGCCGCCGCCGAACCGCAGCGCCTTAAACAGGCCGCGCTGGCCCGCACGCTGGGCGTGTCACGCCAAGCCATTGGCGAGCTGATCAAGCGCCAGATCATCCCCATTGCACCTGATGGCCTAGTCGATGTAGAGATGGCCCGCATGGCGATTGCCAGCCGCGTGCGCCCAAGCGGCAAGACTGCCGCCGCAAGCGGCACTGCAACCACGCCGCCGACTCAGACCACGCCCGCCGCACTGCCCACCGCCGACGCAGTGATGTCCTACCACGTCGCAAAAACCCTGCGCGAAGCCGCTGAGGCCAAGATTGCCCAGCTCAAGCTGGCCGAGATCCAGGGCCACCTGGTGCGCGCCGATGATGTGCGGGCATCGCTGGCCCGGCGCTTTGCCGTCTACCGAGAGGGCCTGCTGCAGATCCCGGGCCGCCTGTCCGCCCAGCTGGCGGCTGAGACTGACCAGGCCAAGGTGCATGCCCTTATTGATCAAGAGCTTCGTGCGGTGATGGCTCAACTAGTGGCACAAAAGTAACCGGCCATGGGCGCTTTCGATCAATTTCCTTTTCTGGCTGATGCCGACGATATCGTCAGCGAGCAGGAGGATGAGTACGCATCACCGCCCGCCCTGCAATCCGTCACCACCTGGGCCGAGGCCAGCATCATCCTGTCGGCTAAAGACAGCGCCGAGCCTGGCCCCTACCGCGCCGACCGCACGCCCTACGCCCGCGAGCCGATGGACTGCCTCAGCCAGCACAGCGCGGTCGAGGAGGTCATCCTCATGTGGGGTGCGCAGACCGGCAAAACCCGCATCGGCAGCAACTGGCTGGGCTACCTGATCGACACCAACCCCGGCCCGGTGATGATCGTGCAGCCCACCATCGATATGGCCAAGCGCTACAGCCGCCAGCGCGTGGCGCCCATGCTCGAGGAAAGCCCGGCCCTGCGCCGCAAGGTGCGAGAAAACCGCAGCCGCGATGATGCCAACACCACGCTGCTCAAAGAGTTTGCCGGCGGGTTCCTGGCTGTGGCCGGTGCCAACAGCGCCGCCGGCCTGCGCTCGATGCCCGTGCGCGATCTGTTCCTCGATGAGGTCGACGGCTACCCCATGGACGTGGACGGCGAGGGCGACCCCTGCGCGCTGGCCGAGGCCCGGCAGTCGACGTTCAGCCGCCGCAAACGGTTACGCACCAGCACGCCCACCACGCGGGGCGTCAGCCGCATTGAGGCCGCCTACCAGGCCGCCGACCGCTGCCACTTTGAGGTGCCATGCCCCCACTGCCACACCCACCAGGTGCTGGAGTGGGGCGCCGACAAGGCCCACGGCATCAAGTGGGACCGGCTGGATGACGGATCACCAGACCGCGAGAGCATCCGCTACGTGTGCCAGCACTGCGGTAGCGAGATCCGCGAGCACCACAAGGCCAGCATGCTGCCCGCCGGCCGCTGGGTGGCCGAGGCGCCCGGCGCCCAGGGCGGGCGCGTGCGCAGCTTTCACCTGTCCAGCCTCTACGCCCCCCTGGGGTGGCTCAGCTGGGCGCAGCTGGCCGACGAGTGGCACAAGGCCATCGAGGCCGCCCGCACCGGCGACAGCAGCCTGCTGCGCGTGTTCGTCAACACCCGCCTGGCCGAAACCTACGAGGAACAAGGCGACAAAGCCGACCAGCACGCCCTGCGCAAGCGCGCCGAAGCCTACCCCCTGCGCACTGTGCCGCACGGCGGCCTGGTGGTCACCGCCGGCGCCGACGTGCAGGGCGACCGGCTCGAGGCCTACGCCTGGGCCTGGGGCCGCGGTGAAGAGTCGTGGCTGGTCGACCACACCATCATCTACGGTGACCCGGCCCTGCCCGAAAGTGAGCCCGGCAGCCCCTGGGCCGCGCTGACCGAGTGGCGCCGCCTGCCCCTGCAGCACGCCAGCGGCGCGGCCATCAGCATCACCGCCACGGCGGTCGACAGCGGCGGCCACCACACCGATCTGGTGTACCGCTACGCCCGCCGCCACGCGGGCGAGCATGTGCTGGCCGTCAAGGGCGCCAGCACCCCGGGCCGGGCCATCATTGCCAAGCCCAGCCAGGTCGAGTTCAACCACCACGGCAAGCGCATCAAGGGCGGCGCCCAGGTGTGGCTGGTGGGCACCGACACCGCCAAGCACCTGCTGTATGGCCGCATGCAGGTGCAAGAGGCCGGCCCCGGCTATGTGCACACCAGCGCCGCGCTGCCCGGCTACGTGTGGGAGCAGATCACCGCCGAGCGCGTGGTCACCCGCTACGTCAAGGGCCACCCCCGGCGCGAGTGGGTCAAGCCCGCCGGCCGGCGCAACGAGGCGCTGGACTGCGCCGTCTACGCCATGGCCGCGGCCTGGCACATCGGCGTGCCGCGCCACACCGACGCCCACTGGCAACGGTACGAGGCCCGCCTGCGCCAGGGCGATCTGCTGGCATTGACACTTGACACCGAGGCGGCGACACTAGAAGCCGTCGCGCAGTCGGAGGCGGCCCAGGGTGATGAACCCCAGGCCACCGCTACCGAGCAGCAGGGGCCACAACAGCAGGGCGCAAATCCCGCACCAGCACCACGCCCCGAACCCCCACCGCAAGACACCAGGGCGCAACCGCGCCCGCCCAAGCGTCACGTCCGGCGCGCGGGATGGGTGACCAAGTGGTGAGGGCATGGCATGGCAGACATCGTTGATCGAATCCTGGGCCGCATCAGTGAGCTAGCGCCCGACGTGCGCCGCGACGTGCTGGCCCAGGTGGACGTGGAACTGCGCGCCGACCTGGGCGGCTGCAATGGCGGCTACATCGCCAAGCGCCCGGCCGAGCAGCGCGCCTGGGTGATCGGCCAGCACCTGCAGGCCGGCGCCCCGCTGGCTGAGTGCTTTGCCGCGGCTGGCACATCGCGCCGGCACGGCTACAAGCTGCTGCAGCGTCCTCTGCGCAAACCCGCCCGCTAGGCGGCTGTGCCATTTCTCCATCTGACCGGGCCACGCCAGGCCCGGCAGTATGCGCGCAACCGCGCCACCCAACCCAACAGGACCACGCCATGACCATGCGGATCACCATGACCCAGACCCGCATGGGCGAAAGCGGCAGCCTACTGGTGTCGGGGTCGACCTACACCGTCAGCGACGCCTTCGGCGCGGCCATGGTGGGTGCGCGGTATGCCATCGACACCAACGGCGCGTTGACGCCTGCGCCGTCAGGAGATGGGAACGGAAAAGCCGGCTACCGCACCGTCTGTTTCGGCGACTCCATGACCGAAACCGAGTACGGCATGGACGTTGCCAGTTCGGCGTCCTATGACGCGGCATCGGGCGTGCTGACGGTGAACTACACCAATCACCAGTACGCGACCGGTTGGAATACACGGATTTTCAACCGGCAGTATGCAAGCCTGCTGAAAGGGCGCGTCCTGCCCGTCACGCGGGTCACGGCAAACCAATTCACGGTGCAACTGCCGGCAAACCTGCCGGGCCTGCCTAATGGTGCCTTGGCCGGCACCACGCAACTGCGAAACTTCGCATGGCGCGGCATCGAGGGGTTCGTGACGTGGTTCAACATGGCCGCAGGCTGGCGATTCAACATCGTGTTCAACGGCGCGCAGTCGGGCGATACGACCGCTGAGGCGCTGGCCCGGATCGACGATGACTGCATCGCGTACCGTCCGCAGGTCGTCATCATGCAGATTCCGGGCATCAACGACTGCAGCGCCGGCAACGGCCCTGTGCCCGAAGAAACCACCTGGGCGAATCAGAAGACAATCATTGACCGCATCGCAGCGACCGGCGCCACGCTGATCTTGCTGAACGTCACGCCGGTTGCGAGCGGCGAGGCGGCGGGTCGCGCAACGCTGCAGAACATGCAGCGCGTGATCCGCCTCAATCGGCGGCTCGCGGACTACTGCGCGGGCAAGGCGGGCGTCATTCTGTTTGACGCCTGGGGTCTGGCCGTGTCCCCCGCCGATGCGACGGCGCTGTCAGCCAACAGCGTGCTGCGCAATGCGCCGGATTCCATCCACTACTCGCAGCGCGGCGGGCGCCTGGTGGGTGATGCGCTGTGGCAGAGGGTGCAGAACTTCTTCCCTTCAACCCCGGACGTTTTGCACCCTC